GCTTTGTGCCGCACGATTACGAACTTGCGTGGCCTGCTGTTCCGCCCGCGCGGCCTTCTCAGCCGCCGGTCGGTTCAATCTAGCCTGTAATGCCTCTACCGTTCGCTGGTATTCAGTGGTAGATATAGCGCCGCCTTTGAGCGCCGCTGAAATCTTTTCGAGATCGCGCGCGTAACGCTGATTTGCGGCCATCGCCGGAGAGAGCGCGGCCGTGACACTATCAAAGCCGCTGCGCAGTCGCTCGAAATCTTGCTGCGCCGTTCTGAAGTCCAAAGCGCGGCGAAACTTGCCGACCTCAGATGTCGCCTTCTGAATCGACACGTTGTTCAACGCGCTGAATTGGCGAGTTATCTCGCGGATAGAATCCCGATATGCACCGCTGTCGCGCGCGCCGCCGGAGAAATTCTGCTGCAATGTCTTGATCTGGCGCTGCATGGAAGCAGAGGCGCGCTCCCCTTGTTGCAGCGCCTGAGACGTTTCGGTAGTGACCTTGTTGTAGCGCTCAATGGCGGCAACAGCCTCTTGACTGCCCTGCGTGACAAATCGAAGTCCAACGATATCTTCAGCCACGCCTTTCTCCTCGCATCAGAAATTCACGGGCCGACGATCTACGCTCAGAAAGGCGGCATCCAGACGTTTCAGGATATCAAGTTCCCACACCGTCAAATCAGCCTCGCAAAGATCACACCACGCCTTTATCTCAACATAGGATAGCGGATCAGGACCGCCTTCGCCACCCCCGCGTCCTGCGTTCAAAGACAAAAACATCTCCCACAAATACGCCATATCGCGGGGCAGTTTCGGCCCGATCAGCCCCTCCGGCGCGTGCTTGATCTGTTTTTTGACCTGCATCAGATGCTGTCGCATAGTCGTGCCGTTCTTGTCGGCGCGCCCCAGACCAAACTCGTGCTCAGCAAACGCCATCAGCCGGCGGGGCGCACTTCCAAAAAATTGGCGATTTTCGAGAAAGCCCGATCAACCTGCTCGACCAGCCACGGGAACTCCAGAAAGATTTCAGCGGCAGTCTCGGGGCTGAACGGAATCTTTGCCGCCTTCGGGCCCGTGTCCAGCGTCAGCGACCAGTCCTCAATGCACGCCAGAAGCGTGTCCCGCGTGCGCTGCTCGATGGTCTCGGTGAGTTCTGCCTCGTCCATGCCCCGCGCCAACTCTGCGATCTCGCGGTCAGCGACCCGCTTGACGGTCTTGTACCGGGCGCTGTACGGCCCGTGAATCGTGATGGTCATCGGCGTGCCGTCGACGTTGGCAAAATTCCGGCCTGTCGCCGGGTCTTTGATCTGAATGACGGTGGTGTCTTTGATCCGTCCTACGCTGCGTAGTCCCATATCGGTGTCTCCGTTTCGGGGGTGTCAGGGGTGAGGAACCGCGCTGCCCCCGACAGTCAGCGCGGTCCCTCGGTATCGCCCAGGGGGCGATGGCGTCACTCGCGTGTGATAACGAGGTTGCTTTCGGCGTCCGAGTCAAACAGCGCCGTGAACGGAAGCGTGACCATTCTGGATTGGGGGTTTGCGAGCGGTACATCTGCACCGTTGTATTTGACGCGCGGGAAGTCGAAAGTATAGGCACTCCCGCCGCCGGGCGCGTCCAATATGACACGGATACTGGACTCCGTTTCGTTGAGAAATTTGTTGATCAGCGTGGCGTCTTCGTAATAGACAAGCATTTCGCCTTCGACCACGGCGCGCCCAGATTCCAGTTGCGGTGTCTCTGCACTACCAACCACAAAGGTAGGCGAAAGCGAGTTCTGGATGCTGAAATTAAGGGACGACACAATGCCGATCACGTCACCCGATGTCGTGCCACCCTCGTAGACTTCACCGTTGTAAGAGTCGAACGGCGCGACGTTGGCGGCGGGCGTGAGCGTGCTTGCGATCGTTGCTGTTGCCTGCGTAGCGCCCTTGCCAACCATCTCGAAAGTGGTCTGCACCATCTGGTTTGGGGCGACGCTGAATGACGCGGACGAAACACCCATGCCCCGGAAGATACGAAACTGCCCGATGTCAAGCGATGCGTCCTCCAAAGTCAAGAATCGGGGCGCGGTCCCGACCTTCAGTACGTCAGTGTCGAAGGCCCCGAACATCGCGGATTCCAGAAAGGCGTCAAAGGTGCCAGCGCGAAGGTCGACCTCAAGGCTGCCCGCAGCCTGCCGGTTGCCGTGCCTGTCAACGCGCGTCATCCGGTCGCCAAGAATGTCCTCGCCTTGCAACCTGTCCTTGGACAGAGTCAAAGTGTGCGTCTTGATCGGAAGCGCTACGAGCGTTGGCGTGGCTGGCGTGACGCCGAATGTGACCTCCGGTATGAAGGCCAGGCGAGATCTAGATCCTTGTGCGAAGGCCATGAGCCGTCTCCTTTATTCAGCGTGACAGTACCAGCTAACTGATACGGGTATGCAGTAAAAGACCCCACGTTTGAAGCCTCCTCTTGACACAGAATACTCTATGCTGACAACCACGTCCACGCCCGTTACATACGTGGATCCGTCGAACCGTTCCTCGATAAGCGCGACAAGCGCTCTGGCGCGACCACTCCCGATATGTTCCGGCACTGCGACCAAAATTTCGTACAGCCCTTGATAGCGCTGCTGTGGGCTCGACCCGGTAACGATGGGGCGGCGGCTCGTGGGCAGGAAACTGACCTCGGCATACTCGGATCCGCGAGGGGGATCGTATGTCGGCGCGTTCTCGAAAATCACGATGGGAAGCCCGGTCGTGTTCGCCAGTTGCGTGTCCAGCGCGGCCCATATGGCGGGAGTGGCGCTCATGTGCCGCCACCGGTCTTGAGACCGAGCCGCTGCGCGACGTTACGGATGATCTGTGGGGCCGCGTTCTGTGCCTGCGCGTAAATTCGGTAAGGCCCTTTTCCGGCCCACCCTTTTGACTCGACGCGACCTGCGTGCAGCGCCTCGTTACGGAACACCACATTCGGTGCGCCCGGCGGAAGCGATTCAATGTCTGCCTGCATTGCTTGCAGGCCGCGCTGCGACGCCGCGCCACCGGTGCCCCCTGTAGGTTTCCCTTTCGAGGATTTCGAGCCAGCAAAACTACCGCTGCGCTGGCCGACTCGATGACTCTCGGCATAGGTTCCGGTGTCTTCGGTGTCGCGGCTCCGGGTTGCGATGTCCTGCGCCATCTCCAGATACACTTCCTTCTGGACCCGCTCGGTCAACTGCGTGAAATTCCGCATGACCTCTTGCGGGGCGCGTCTCCGATCAATGGCGCGAAACTGGACCATTCTATCCTCGAACCTGGCACATATAGGCGGTCGGCGTGCCGTTTGGCGCAATCTCGCGCACGCGCTCAATTTCTGTGCCGCCCGTGACATTGCCGCCGACGACAGTTCCATCCACGATATCGCCAAGCATCGGGACAAAAGCCCCGGACGTGGCGTCCAGCAGCAGCTTTCTATCTTGGTCAAGGATGCGAGTCCCGTCTATTTCTTCGGCGGCGAAGCCAATCATCACGCCGCGCAGCGTGCCCGATACGGGCGTCGGCGCAGTATATGTGCCAGTGGCCGCGTCATAGACGGGCGTGGTCGCCGCGATCCGGGTGAGAACCACGTCGCGCCCCTGCGTGCGAAGGATGTTTGTGACACTTACCGTCACGACGGGTCACTATCGTTGCGATCAGGAGGGATTGAGAACTGCCCCTCGCGGAACACCGACTGAACGCGGTCCAAGTCCATCCGGGCGGCATCCACCGCCGCGATGCTGATCCCGCCCGCCAAAGGCGTGCCCAGCCCGCCGTAACGCTTTACGTCGCGCTCGAGTCGCCCTGCCAGCGCGTGGAAGGCTTTGGCGCGTTGACTGAACTTGTTGTCGATCGTCTCGAACTTCTCGTCCACGAGCGACGAAAACTTGCTCGCCAGCGCCCGCGCGCTGCGCGCGGCGGCTCCCATCGGATCGGCGATCTGCGAAAGCACAAAAGCGATCTCCTCGTCTTGAAGGAGTTGATCGTTTGTGTCGGTGTCACCGACGTAGAAACGAACCGCGTCGCGGGGGCTGTCGGCTGGGTTTCCTGAGTATGTCCAAGCCATCTTTACCTCAATATCCGGCGTGGATACCGGTTGCCGTCGTTCCCGAGGTATTGATTCTGGAGACGTACATCGGGTGCCAGATACCGGCGGCCAACGCGATAGTGTCTGTCAGACCGTTGGCGTACTGGACGGTCAGATCTCCGCCCTCGTCAACGAGGATCGCGCGCGTTACGCCGTTCGCCAGCGCTGCGTTGAAGCTGCCGGTGGCGACGGTGACGGAAAAGGCAATCTGACGATCTGTTCTTGATGGAGATGTCATGTGTCGCTCCTTACCACGCTTCGCCGAGGCTGAGCAGCTTCGCGCGCGCTTTCTTGGTGATTTTCTTGCGGCCGCTGCCTCGCGCAATTTCTTGCAGCGCGGCGATGTCGTCAATGGCGTCCACGTCGTCCGTGTCCGTTTCCGGCTCGTCGTCGTCGTCGTCCTGCGGCTCAGTGGCCGTCTGTGGCTCAGTGGCCGTCTGCGGATCGGTGTCCGTCTGCGGCTCGTCATCAACGATCAGCGCTTCCGCCTCATCGGTCTCGTGCATCAGGTAGCCGTTGGAAAACAGCGTCGACACTTTGCGTTGCGAAACCGCCATGCGCTTCCACGCAAAGGGTGCGCCCGTTACAAGCGTGTGGCCATTGGCGACAAAACCTTTACGCGCAAAGAGCGGGCGCTTCGGGTCGAAAATCTGGCGGGCGTATCGGCTCATGGCTGTGTCCTCATCGGGGGCGGAAAACCTCCGCGCCGGTGGGCGCGGAGGTCGTTCTGTGTCTCCTGTCAGGCGACGATCGTGTCCCAGAAGTAGCCCAACTCGGCGGAGATGACCTGCTGGTCGTAGGCCATCTGACCTTCGACGCGGGTGGATTCTTCCTTGTCCAGATAGAACCGCTTGGTGGCGAAACCGTTCGCGTTGGACTGGCCCATAAAGCCGTTCCACGAGAAGGTGTAGCCCGCCGAGGGGATCATCAGGCCAGCCGAAGGAGCCGAGTGGCAGAGCAAAGCCTTCTTGCCAGCAATGAAGCTGTGCGCGTTGGCTTGGCCTTCCAGCCCGGTGTTCTCGATGGCACTGGCGATCATGACGCGCTCTACGCCGAACACCGCTGCAAGCGCAGCAGGCGTGACCAAGGCCGGATTGCTCGGGCTGACACCACCGGAATACTTGATCAGGTCGATGATATCTGGATGACGCTTCAGCGCGTCAAACACGCGGTAGCCGAGCACAAGCGTGTTCGGCATGAACCCGGTCGATTCAAGTATCGCAGCCTTGCCGGTATCGACATCCCCGATCGGGTCGCCGCCGGTATAGTCGGACCACTGGATAACTTGTGCGCCCGAGGGGGTCGCAGCGACTCCATCCACATCGCCGCCGGTCCAGATACCACCCGCAAAGAAACTCTGCACCCAGCTTTTCTCACGTCGGATCATCAGAGTCTGGGCAACCTGCGTGGCTGCCAGACGGTCCATGTCGACCTGGGGATCCGCATTGGCGCGGATCTGGTCGGCGATGTCGTGGTGGTAGGCGAAGACACGGGCGTAGTAGGTGGGCGTACTGTCCACCTTGAACCCCGAGCCAGCCGACTCCGCGCCCGGTGCCCGCTCTTTGGCTTCGTCGCGGTTGAAATAACCGCGATCAAAGGTGTAGTAGCGATCCGACCGAAACCGAACAGGTACGTTCGGAAACACCTGATCGGCGATGAAATTGGTCGCGGTCTGCATGAACGCGACGGAGATGTTGGTCAGCGGTGTGTTGACGTGGACCGCATTGATGGTTGGGTTGGTCATGTTCTTTGTCCCTCGCTTTCAGGTTACGCCGGCACGACGCCGGTGGGCTGGAGCAGGACGCGGATGACTCGGTTGTCAGCCCCGGTCTCCAACGCGACACCCAGCGAGTGATTGGTCGACGTGGCCGTGATGGCCTTTCCGACGTTCGTGGTCATCACCCGCGCGCCGATGGTGACGGCGGCCCCGGCAACCACTTTCGTGATCCCGGCAATGTCCACGAGACCCGCTTGCCCGAGCGCCGGGTCGTTCTGGAGCACGCCTGCAACAGCCGCGCCCGCAGCGGGCGCGACGGCGCGCCCGGTCGCATCAACCGTCACGAAACGGTATTGCCGATCCGACAGATCCGCGCCGGCCATGAGCGTGACGCTTTGAGTGTTGTCGTATGTCGCCATGTCTCAGGC